GCGCCAAACGCGTTCACTGCCGATGCGATCTTTCCCCTCGCCGCTTCTACCGCCTCCGGGCGCCCGTCCTCTGTTGCCCGCTGGATTTCCATCTGGTTCACTGAGGTGAACGACTCGACCTGCGCGCGATCCTCTTCACCGGCTTGGTAGCGCCCCATCGACTCCACGCTCTGCATGCGAGCGCGGGCCAGGCTCTTCTTCGTCAGCTCCTTGACCTGGGGTGAGACACCCTCGCCGTAGTTGTCGTCGAGCTTGGACCACCACGTGTCCACGTCGTTGGTGATGTCCTTGGCTGCAGCCCCGCGTCTGGTCTTGCGCAGATTCGCCTCGAACGCGCTGTAGTCGCTGAGCACCTTTGTCTCAACACGAAATGCGTCGTCAAGGTCGCGGCGCTGTTGGATGCGTTCGCCAAGCTGCGCAGTAGCGTCGAGCGCACCACCGATGGCGCCGGCCGTCTTGCCCGCGCGTTCAGTCGATACGTTTGCCGCGCGCAGCTCACCGCCCTGCAGCGCTGCCTGCTGAACCTTCGGGCCGTCATAGAGTGGTACTGTTGGCATCGTCTACCTCACCTTGGGCCGGTGCCTATTGCCGACCAGGGCGAACCTGAACCCTGGACCGGGTTGTTGTCCAACCAGCGGCTAGCCACTTTCGTAGCCGAGCCGAGCAGGCTGAGGCCCGCGTCAGAAAAAGGGCTGATAGAACTGGCCCGCGCGGTTTGCGCGCCAGCTTCCGCAGTGTAGTTCGCACCCTGCGCGCGGTGGCCGTACGCCTCTTTACCAGCGTTGTTGGCCGACGTGGCTTGATCCTGCAGCCCGTAGTAATCGGTTGCCTCCAAGATCGCGCCAGGCGTGCCGCTGGACAGATCAAGGCCTGCTTGGGCAAGCCCTGCTTTCTGCTGTCCTCGCAGAGCGCTCTGGCGCCGGCCGACGTTCTCCGCGTCGCGCTGGCCGCGGTCGAGCGCATCCTGCGCCCTGAACTCAGCGGTCTTCGCATTCGCGTTGGCCACGGAAGCGCTGTATTTGGCAGCGTCCTTTTGCGCAGCACTCTGCTGGTACGCACCGTACGCAGTGGTGGCAGCACCCGCAACCGCGAATCCGGTTGACACCGTAGCGGCCGTGGTCCCGAACGCGGTTGCGAGTCCGGTTATCAATGCGGGAAAGCACATGGTGTCCTCACTCTCCAAAACTTATGGAACGGCTGCTGCCTTGCGCCGAACGGCGCGGGCGGGTCGATGGTGAATCCGATGCGCCGCAACCACGCGATGCTGGCTGTGTTGCGCACGTCCACGTGATTCTCCAACCGGGCGTATTGATCGAGCATCGCCTCAGTGTAGGCGAAGGTTTTCTGGATAAGCGCTCTGCGATGCAGGCTCACCCGTGGCGTTGCCAGGAACCATGGCGAGCCGATGTTATGCACAAGCGATGTCGTGCTGACGCCGAACACCGCAATCGGTTCGCCGAACACCGACACCGCAACAAGCGCGCTGCGTGACATCTGAACCGACATCCGCATCGCGGCTGCGTACTCCGTGTTGCCGATGGTCGCATCGACCTCGCGCCGGTCTGCGTCGCGCAGGTTCTCTGCTATGTAACTGATAGCATCGTCGGTCGGCTCGACCCACGCATACTTTTCACCGTTGATGGTTGGCAGCGACCACATGTTAGCCGCCCGTGGATAGCTTCAACGTGATCGACGCTACGGTGAGTGGCGTTGGGTCTTCGCTGCGTATGCAGAGCTGTGAGTCGATGTCCGGGGCTGGGTTGATCAGGATGTCGATCAACCGCGACTGCAGCCCTGGCGGCGACCCGTACGGCTCGTTGGTGCGGATCGGAACATCGGTTAAGTCGTCGAATGCGGGGCCGACAAGGAACGGCCCTGAGTCGTTCACGCGGATGTAGGCGTAATCGACGCTGCGCACAGTGCCCTGCCCGCCTGCTTCCAATGAGTCGATCGACAGTGGCAGCATCTGGATGTCGGCGGTGTACGCCATGCCAACATGCACCACCGACGCAGCGGCCGGTAGCGTGATCGAGCCACCAGACACCGTCAAGCCACGCACAACGGCGCCGTCTGCCAGCGCAACCACGTTGATACCGTTCAGGTGGTCGAGCCCGGTGATAGCTGTTGCGAGCACGCCGCTGTAGGTCAGGCCGCAGTCCACGTAGAACGCGTCGGCTTGCACCGCGAAGCGCCGGGTTTCGTGGCGCTCTATGCAGCGCACATTGCCGAGGGCGAGCACGCGGCGCACGACGGCGTACAACACGTCCTCGTTGTCTTCCTTCACGACGCACACGCTCTCGAACTGGCCGTCAGTGTGGTGCTGGCTCCAACCAAAAACCTGATGCTCCGGGACGTAGGCCATGTTGAGCATCGCGCCGTCCGAGCGCACGCACCACAGCAATTGGTCAGGCGACTTCGTGTACGCCATATCGACAATGGCGTGCTTCAAGAACAGGTGTGGCGCCATGATCGAGCGGTCATCGGAAGTGAACGCCTGCGCCTCCCACGAGTAGCCAATGTCGCGCACCCGTCGGTTGCTGGATTCGATGTACAAGCAGGTGTGCCCGGTGAGTGCTGGCGTTACATCGTTCGCGCCGTAGTATGTCTGCGCCTTCGTGGTCAATGTGTGCGGCAAGATCGGACCGGTGTCAGAGAAGATGCGCCACGCACCGCCAACTGTCAGCGCGAGCAGGTCGGTGAGCGGCACGAGGTGCCGGATCGCGTTCTGTTGCTGTGCCTTGATCGTGAAGCTGATAGCGTCTTCACTGCCGGCTGGGTTCGACACCGACATGTTGTTCTCGGTACCGGTGCGTGTCAGGTAGGCGCCTTGCGGGTTGTTCAACGTGCCAGCGAATGCGCGCCGCTGCTCGACGTAGCTGACCGCTGCAGGGTAGTTGCCGGCAGTGTCCAAACGCACCGTGCTCGCTGGTGGGTTGTAGGAGTAGTCGGGCTGGATGTTGTCGTCAATTAATGTCAGATCGGTCGTCTCACCGACGAAGCCGTAGAGCCGCCCAACGTTGTTCTGCGCTTTGTAGAGGCGGTAACTTGGAGTGGTGATAGAGCTGGCGACCCAGCTCACTGTGTTTTTCGAGCCTGACAGTGACAGGTCGTTCAACGCTGCCAGGCTCGCACCCGCGGATAGCGACTCTTCGAGACCGTCTGCCGACACCGCTGTGACTTTGTAGAACGCGTTCTTGTTGTACGCGGTGCCGACACCGGCGGTGACGACGATTGTTGGCACGCCCGGCGCTGCGACGCTCGCGCCGATGACTGGCTGCGTCAACGCCCACTTGGCCGCGCCCTCGCGGCGAATCTCACGCACCGCGTAACCGTTGTGGGCGACCGTCAGCACGTCGGCCGACTGCGTGTACTTCAGCGCGAACAGGTCGGCCGCACTCCACGGTGTTGGAATCTCGTAGTAAATGCTCGTCTGCAGATACCAGAACAATGGGTTCGTTGGCACGTTGCCGGTGCTGGCTGTGTGGCACACATAGTTGAAGCCGCCGCTCGACACAAGGTCACCTGGCGTGTACGCGGTCGCGCCGTTGTAAGCGGCAGGCGTGCCGACAAGCAGCGTCGCACCCAACGTGTGAAATCTTGCGTATCCAGCGCCCAGCTCGACCACCATGGTCTGCGTCGCACTGAACGCGAACGGGATGATGCGAACCGCTGCGGCCGAGCTGCCAGCGTAGTTCACGAACTTGAAGCCTGGCCGCTTCGTCAGCGGACCGTGAGGTAGCACCATCGCGTTGTAGGCCAGCGCCACCCCGGTCTGAAACTTCACGTTGTCCAAGCGCCCGTACATTTCAGGCGTTATCTCGCCCCCTGCCAAGGACCGCACCAAGGTCTTAGCTGATGGCATAGCCGCTCCCGTAAGGGTAGACACCGCCGGCCGGTTGCGACGACCCTGCCAGGCCGTTGCGTGCTGCCAAGTTCGACGGGTAGAAGTCCAGCGCGTTGTGGTCGATGTTGGCGTCGTTGGCCGATGAGTTTAGCGCAGCTTTCTGCGCAGCCGCGCGCAGGTCAACTGCGGCCTTCGCGCCCTCTGCATTCTTGATCAGCGGTCCGGCTAGGTACGCCGCGATCAAGTAGCTCAGTGCAGTGACGAAGCTCGGTTTGAACTTGGTCGGGTCGGTGATCGCGCGGGTGTAGGCCAGCACTGCGCCCTCCTTGTGCGTGTACAGCAGATCGCTTTCTTGGAAGAAGCGCTCGCTGTCCGTCTCGTTGTCCGTGCCGCTGGAGGTGATGATGCGTCGTGGCAGCACGCAGTCCGATGGCAGTTGGTAAGCGTAGGTCCACACGTCACTGATGTTGGCCGGTGCGAGTGCAAGCGCGACGCGCGTTCGGGCGAAGGCCCAGTCCGCCATTTCCAGCATTTCGTCGCGCGCGTGTCCGTAGAACCGCGCGCAGTAGTCCGCTTCTACGGACCCGTCTGGCGGTGAGATAGAGGCCACACGCGCGCGGTTGCCGAGGTGCGACAAGGCCAGGTTGCAAATAACTACTTCAGATGCCATGTGGCCTCCCGATCGGAATGAAAAAACGGGGCAAGAGATTGCCCCCTTGCCCCGTTTGTGCTGGGCCTGGTGCCCTCCAGCTTAACCAATGTCGTCAACAGCGCTCGCCTTCTTCCCGCGCGGTGCGCGCAGCTCGCCGCCGTCGGCATCGCAAAGCACCATGTGGGTGCCAGGCCGCATGCCTTTGGCTTTCGGGTCATCCTCGAACTGAACAACTTCGCCCACTTCGCGCAGGGCGTCGTGGATGAAGGACCGTTCAGTCAATTTGTAGAAGTTGCGAGCCATGTTTTTCTCCAGTGGTTAAGTTGCAGGGCGCCAGTGCGTTTAGGTGATCGCGAAGCCGGTTGGGTAAATCTTGTTCTTATCGTCGAAGTCCGCAGCAATCCCGACCGTGAACTTGCCGGCGGACAAGTTGGCCACCAGCACGGCGAACTGCACGCCCAAGTAGCGTTGGCCGATTGGCTGAGCCAACAGCGCGGCGCGCGGAACCTTCAGCTCGATGACCTTGCGGCCCAGCGTGAGTTCCGCCTTGGCGATAGGACCAGAGCCTCCAAGCACTGTGGGCGAGGTCAACGCAGCAGCAGCAGAGCTGATGACTTGAAACTCCACCGTGGTCGCGCCGGCGGACACTGCCGTTTCGTCAACAGTGATGAAGAAGCTCAGCTCTTCGCCAGCCCCGATGTCGCGAGCGACACCAAGGTCGATGGTGTTGGTGGACACCGCGCTGGCGGTAACGACTTGCGCTTCCGACAGCATGTTTTGTTTGTCGAGGATCATTTTGGTTTCTCCAGAAAATTGATGAAGGTTGTACGAAGCCCTGCGGGGTTAACCGCAGAGCATTCGCATTAGGTCACGCGGGCTTCCGTGTTGAGCAAGCGGTCAGACTTGCGCACTGGGTAGCCTTGGAACCGCAGTTCTTTGCCTGGCTTGCCGAACTGGTTGGTGGCATCTTCGATGCTCAGAACCGTGTTCGACTTCTGCAGGGCCTGAATGCGCAAGTGCGAGCACACCGTGCGGTTCGCATAGAACGCGCCGCGCCCCATGTTCACGTTCGGGATGCGGTCGATCGCGCGGGTCATCACCTTGACCAACTCGGTGGCAGCGGTAGACGCCTGCGTACCGGTCAGCGCCACCAGGTCCGAGATGTCGACGTTGCAGATGCGGACCACATAGCGCCAGTCTTTCACGACCAGACCCATGTCCCACTGGTACAGCGTGCGCAGCGCCTGATACCAATTCGAACTGGAATCCTGCACCGACTCTTCGCCCAGGTCGCGGTGCTGCAGCCCAGCTTGCGAGCCTTTCGGGAAGATGCCGAACACAGTCTCTTCACCCCACACTACGAAGTACACCGAGGTGTTGTCCGTGGAGGCGCCACCAGCGTCGATGATGTTCTGGGCGTTGCCGGCAGACAGCGAGCTGTAGCGGGTGGCCAGACCAGTGAAGGTCTTCGGGTCCACGCTGACGTTGCCGTAGAACAGCGTGTCGGCCATGGTCTGGTTCATCGCTTCCAGGAACGGGGTGTCTTCCGACAAGCGGAAAGCAGCCGTGTTGCCGTTGAGCGAAGCCAACTTGGTGTCGATGTGGCTGCGCGCTTCCATCATGCCGCAGGACTCGTCAACCTGTGCGGTCGTCGATTTGCTGGTCGGCACACCCGCATTGATCATGCGGAAGTAGACGGTTGGCAGTCCGGTGCGAATGACAACGCGGTGACCGGTTGGCAGGTTGCCTTCCTTCATCACGATGTCTTCCAGAATTTCGTTGGACTGCGAGAGCAGCTCAGCGACATCAGGAATGGTCCCCTTGGGGTCGAGGCGTTTAGCCCAGTCGGCGAGCGTCAGCGCGCCATTTGCGATAGTAGCCATGGTTCAGTTTCCTTCAGTTTTGGTTTGGATACATACGGTTGGCAAGCGGGACATTCGTGGATCCCGCTGCGCCACCTTTGACGAAGCCGTCAGGCCCCGTCGCCTTGCCGATTTTGAAGAAAGCGCGGATCACTTCGGGATGGTTCAAGAACCCGAACGTCTTCAGCACCTCCACCAACTTCGGCGAGCCATAGGTATCGAGAGCAGCCTGCGCGATTGCCATGTTAGCTTCGAGGGCGTCGCCCCCGAATTCAGCATCCGCGCGAGACTGCACCTCCCACTCTTTGACCGTCGCAGAGTACGCCTCAGCTTGTCGTTGCGCCATTTTCACGGCGACATCGGCAACGCGCTGGGCGTCCTTCGCGGACAGCTTCAAGTCCTTGGCCACTACGCTGAACTCCGACGTTGCCGCCGTGTCGAGTTCAACCCCATCTGGCGCCGTGAACTCGTACGTCTCAGGCACTTGCGTGCCGTCCGCGTTCGAGGTGGTATCTGCCTTCGCGCCGGCGTCGCCAGCTTGAGTGCCTTCAACCTTGGTGCCGCCCAACAGCGTCGATTGCTCGCCGCCCTTGTCTGCGATGCCTGTAGCCGTGCCGCCGGTGGCGGTCGTGTCAGTCGAGCCGGCTGCGGGTGCTGCGGCGGGTGCTGTGGCTTCAGGCATTTGATTTCTTCCGTTCTTGGTACATGTTGAAATACGCGTCTGGAGCGTGATCGACAAGAGCTGCTTGAACCGCAAGCCCGATGTTCCTGGCGCCCTCGCGCACTGGCATGTTTACATCGTTTGGCAGCGAGGTTCTGAATACGCCCGTGATGTCCATCAGCCACCAGGCGATCCGCCTGCCGCGTGGACTTGACATCAGCCATCGAATGTCTTCGGCCGTTGTCTTGCGCGCATCCTCTACCCTTCGCCGCTCCGCTTCGTTTCTCGCTTCTTCGTCGTCGAACTGTTCCATAAGAATCTGCAATGTATTGCGTGTTTGCTGGGTTATGCGCTCAACGCCTGCGACGGCGCAATACGGGAACCCACGCCGCGTTGATTTACTCCTGTTTGAGTAGGTTGAAGATAGCGGCCCGCGCCTTAGCTATGCGCTCTTCGAGACTGGCCAACTCCGCTTGCGCCAACTGCTTGGCCTGACTCGCTGCCTCCAGCTCTTCGTGCGCCTTGTCCGCAGCTTCGATTGCTCTGCGCACTTGTTCGTTCGCTTCAGCCGTGATGCGCGCGGCCGACGCGATGGCGTTATCGCGCAGTTCGGCGTTGGTGTCGCGTGCTTGGACTTCGATCTTTTCAACGCGCGCCTTGGCGTCGTCAACAAGCTTTTTCGCCGCGGCTTTCACATTGGCCGCGTCCGCCTCGACACCAACGATGTCGGCACGCAGCTTGGTGAGCTGGCGCTGACCCTCGGCCGCCGCCTGCACCAGGGATGCGGTGTTCTCAAATGCGTCGGCCAGCTCGCTTAAGGCTTTGAAGCCGCGCAGCAGCTGGCGCGCGTCGTCGGCAGTCTTCTGAAAATTGGTAGTCATGGGATCACTCCTTGAGGAAAATGAGGACGGTCAGGCTCGTCGTGCCGTCGCCGCTGACAGGGCCTGGCCGCAGGAAGCGGGTAGCTTCACTGATGAACTCGATCTTCCCTGTGGTAAAACGCAGGTCGTTGCCTTGTGGGTCGGTGAGCACCGCCCAGTTCACACCGTCGTTGCTGCCCTCGATAGGCAGCGACCCGCCAGCACCGAAGGTGCCAAACACTTGCGCTGACTTATCCGTGTATGGCGTGATTGCGATAGGCGCGCCATCGTCGCCGTTGAGCAGGTCAGCCCACGATGCGACGAACGCATTTTGTGAAGCCGGTTGGGGTTTTGGTGTAGTCACGCATTGTCATTTAAAAATCCTTTAGGCCTTCGGCCCGTACATGCGTTCCGCTGAGTCTTTGCTCGACGCCATTGAACTCTCAGCATCGGTGAGCTGCAGCCCCAACCGGCGTGACTTGCGCTCTTTGCCGGCTTCAGTCTTATCTTCGTGCACGCTGGTGTCGGTGACTGTGGCGAACGCGGTGATCTTCACCTTGTCGCCAACCTTGTACCCTGAGCCACCGACGGCTTCAATCTGGTCGTCGGTGAAGCTGATGCCCGTGCCGTAGCCGTAGCGATCCATGCTGTCCGCCACGGCCGTCCCATCGTGGCTGCTTTCCTGCTTCGGTAACTTGAGGCTTTTCATACGCCAATCTCCTGCGCTGTGGGTGAGTTATAGCCTTGGAACATGCCCATCACGTCCTGCATATTCTGCGGGTCGATCTGGGACGCGGCGGCGCCGGCCTTGGCCGCCTGCTCTGCGGATGCCAGTGCCTGCGCCTGCGCTTGTTGCTGCGCGCGTGCCTGGCGCATTTGGTCGCGCACCTTCGGGTCGCGCACAAAGCTAGGGTCCGTACCCAAACCATCGCTGTAGCCCTGAATGATCTTGTCGATGTCCAGGTTGTCCCACACGCTTGGGTCTTGTGTGGCGCCAGCGATTGAGCTGGCTGTGGCCACTAGTCGGTCAACACTCTTGAGCGCAACAGCTTTCTGCGCCTGCGCCAACAACCCGATGTACTCCACTGCGAGCTTGCGATTCTGCAGAACTTCCGGCGGTGGCGGCAGCGCCCCGGCAGCGGCGAGTCGGTCGAACGTGAAGTCGATCAGCGGGTCGAACAGCTCGTTCTCCATGCGCTCCAGCACCGGGCCGAGCATCAGTAGTTTCTCTTCGTGGCGCTCAGCAACTTCCGTTGCGGTCACACCGCTGCGCGTGTCGTTGGCCAACATCAGGAACAGGTCTTCGAAGAAGTGCTGCTTGATCTGCGAGCGCACATCCATGATGTCCTCGCGCAGCGTTGAGATGTCCAACTTCACGTCGAACAGCGTCTTGATGCTGTTCTCGGTGCCAGCGGTATCCACGTAAGTGTTGCCCCCTGGCAGGCGGTTGATGCCAGCCTCTTTGAGGTTGGACGGGATGGCCAACGGTGGGTTGCTTTGGTAGTCGATGACTTGCGACTTGCGCAGCTTGCCGTGTTGAAGTTCGCGGATCGACGGCAGCGCCTCATGGCCTGGCCCAGTGCCGTACACGTCGTTCTCGTTGACCTCCCAGCGCGGCGCCAATATGGGCGACGTGTCGAACCCTGAGTCACGCAGCAGGCCCTCGTGCTTGCCACTGTCGCCGCCGACCTCGTAGTAAACAGACCGATATGCTTTGTTTGATGCCAGGTCGACGCCTTGCTTGCGCGCAGTGCGTGGCTCGACGATGTGCTCGACCATCACCCACACGTCTAGCGTCTCGCGGTCGTACAGGTTTTGCACGTGGCTGCTGCAGTTCTCATAACCGAATTCGCCGACCATCTGGCCCACCGTCATGCGGAACTCACGGGCCAGGCACGTGACGCGGTTCTTGGCGTCCGTGGCGAGGGCGTAGCTGCCAATGGTCAGCGGCATCATGTGCAGCACGTTGTCGAAGTCGGGCAGCATGACGGCGCACGCAGTGCCAAATGCGCCCAGCTCGACATAGAGCTGGTGCAGCACGCGGTAGGTGTTGCCGGTTGCAAACACCGCGCGCATCTTGTTCTCAACCTTGCGCAGCCAGAGCTTCACGTCGTGGTTCGCGTCCAACTCGTCGTCACCGGTAGACAGCCGGAACCACGGGCGCGCTGGGCTTGACATGCCAGCTTGGAAGCCCGCGGCCATCACGCGCAGCGCGCGGCGCCCGGTTCTGTCGTTGACGCGCTTTGCGCGTTGCACCTTGTCGCCACGGTTCGCATCGGTTGTCTGGAAGCGCCCGGCTGTGGGCGCAACGTAATCGACCAACTCCAGCCAGTCGGGCACCCACGACGCGCGCTCACTCCACAGCATGGCCTTGCGGCGCATGAAGCGGTGCTTCGGTGCTTCGTCCCGCTTCTTCAGCGGCTTGGGTGCGTCGGCCATTGGTTACGCGCCCAGCAAAGTGGATTTGCCGAGCTGCAGTTCTTTGTTCGCGATGCCAGAGGGGCCGGTCAAGAGCGTGCTTGCCGCTCCTGCGCCGGGCTGGTTTTTCTTGCGCGCAGCTGACGTGCTGCCGAACGCGCCTTGCTCAGGTTGCTTGACTTCCTGTGGGCGCACTGGCTCCTGCACAGCCGGCATTTGTGGTGATCCGCCTAGACACATGGTTCGGCTCCTTGCAGATGTTTGCATACTCGATGCGCTGCATGCTACGCGCGGCCGGGCCGCTTATGCGCTCAGACATGCGCCAACGGGTCGTAGTCGAGCACCGCGCGCTCGCTGTTCTTGCCGGCCTTCTGTATCTCGCGCAGCTTCGGCGTGTCGAGCTGTGCAAGCAGCACGGCGCTCGCACAGTCGGGGCTGCGGCCGATGCGATCAATGATTTCATCCCGTGACTCGACCCTGATGTTCTTGCCGTCCATGTGCCACTCGGGCGCGCACAAATCCGCAAGCAGCTCCTGGTCGTCTGGCAGCATGATGCCTTTGTCGTTGTCCGGGTCCAGCGACTCGCGCATGCGCCACCACTGCTCGCTGCGCTGGTTGGGAAACTGCAGCCGGCCCGACTTGCCACGCCACACGCTCTTCTCACCCACGTTGACGCCGACCGTCTGATAGTGGCCTTCCTTGAGCATGTCGTACGGGCTGGAGCCGACACCGATCACATCGACATGCACTGGCGCGTTGTGCGTCAGGTGGGCTACGACCTGGCCCACCACGTGGCGCCCGCTCGGTGTCTGCTTGCCGGGTAGTTTCACCAGCTGGTCATACCAGTTGCCGTGGCGCGCAGACAGCACCGTCTTGTCGAGCCCTCCACGCGCAACGTCAACACCCATGCTGTCCATGTCACCTTTGGGCTTGCGGTCTGTCCAACGCGCCATCGCCTCTTCCACCCACGTGGTGGGGATCACCTGCCACGCGCTATCCTGCATGCCGGCTTCGAAGTCGCCGAATAGCATCTGGCTGCGCAGCGGTTCAGGCATCGACTGCAGCACGGTCAGGTAGCCGGTGCCGACCAAGTAGGCGTTGTCCGATATGCGCGACGGGATGAACGTGCGGGTCTGCGGTGTGGTGACCTGCTCGGGTGAGTAGTCCGTCGGCTCGAAGTCATAGTCCCGCACCCCATTGGTCATCACGAACGGGCGAGGGTCATCAAGCCACACATCACGCGATGTGCCTGTATCCGCATCCGGGATCATTGCCACTAAGCGCAGCTCGCCAGGCATGGCGCGCTTGCCGGGGAACTTCCTGTCGATCCATGGCGCAAAGAACTTGACGATCCACCGGCCTTCGCTACTGGTCGGCGGGTTGAACGTCATCAAGGTTTGGCTGTGCCGTCCCTGCTTGGTGGATCGCACCCAACCCATGAGGAAGCGCACCTGTGCCTCCAAGAAGTTCGATGCCTCATCAAGCACCAGCAAGTCCTTCGGGCGGCCCTGGTACTTCTTCTCGTCGCCCAGGTTGGGCACAGAGCACAGCTCAACCTGGCGGTCAGGCCGGCGCCATATCTTCTCTTGCCCGTTGTAGCCGTCGCGTGACCCAAACAGCTCTTGGAGCCGGTCGACGATGGCGGTTAGCTCGGTACCCTCACGCCTGAAGATGGCAACCTTTTCATGCTGCCCGCACACCGCTTTGCCGCATGCCAGGTCCGTCTTGCCACCACCGGCCGCGCCGCCGAAGCCGATCACGTCGGCCTTCGACTCCCACGCCGTGGTCTGCGGGCCTGGTTGGGCTATCCATACCCGCTCGTCGATGTCCGCTGCGATCAACGCGTCAAGTTCTGCGCGTTCATCAGGCAACAGGTGTGCGAGTAGCTCGCTGATTTCCGCGCGGGACTCGCTCACAACTCGCCTACGGTGTACTTGAAGATGACCTCGATAGCCGCGACTGCGGCGATGCCGCACACGAACCCTGCGATGAAGGTTTCAACCATTACCCAATCTCCTTGCGTACACGGGCTAGGCCCAACAGCGCAGCGACGCGCGATACACGCTTCACCTCGTCGATCAACACAGGCCCTCCACCGAAGCCGGTGATTTCCTGTTTGTCGCCGTACTTGGCGCGGCGGTTGCCTTTGAGCAGCATAGCCAACAGCGAATCGCTGTACTCGCTGACCGTCAGGTGTATCGGGTTGCCCAGGTCGTCGATGGCCTGCAGGGGCAGCTCGACTTCGTAGGCGTCGCCGTTTTCTTTGTAGCGTGTCTGCTTGCGGGTGATGACCTCACCGAACTCATCACGCTGCCAGACAGGTGTGAGCTGGCCCTGGTACACGACGGGCTTGTTGACGCCCTCCACGGCGCGCCTGCGGGCTTCCAGCTCCAAGACATCGGTGCTGTCTTCAATCGCGTTCAGGACGGCCGCGTCGAAGTCGTCGTCCACCTTGCGCAGCGAATAGACCGAGCTGGACGATATGCCGGCTAGGTGAGCAGACTTCGCTATGCAGCCGTTGCCGGCCAGGTGACGCAGAAAGTTGTAGGTCCATGGATGTGCCATGGACGCAGATTACTGCAGGTGATGCGTGTTATGCGCTCCTCGCTGCGTCGATGGCGGCAATGCGTACCGTCGAGAAAATCAAGGACGTTGCCGGAGGTTAGGGGGTGGCAGTTTCATGATGCCTACTCCTTGGTGGTCAGCGCCCGCATCAGGTCATGCACCGGCTTGAGCATTTTTGCGCTGTGTCCGTGGCTGTCCACAAAGTCGTTGATGTCGATCTGTTGCAGCAGCGCATTCGCCAAGCCTGTCAACTTTGCGCAACTTTTGCT